TGAGCCCCTACCGTGCGCTTGGTTGGCCTTTCAAATGTGACATAGTATTTTAATGCGCCCGCTCTCATGTTAATGTCAATCCTTCCAGGCCGAGGAGTGCGTGAACTCCAAACATCACTTCTTCGTGTCTCTTGATATCAGTTGCCTCTCGATTCTCGTACATATCCCCGACTAAGAGTTTGATTGCCAGCCGTGCTTTCTCTGGAACGCTCGTTGCCAAAACACCGTATCCGGCTGTAAACTGAATAGCTACATTCTTCATAGGCCGGAGCTCTATCGTGGGCCAGCTTATACCATAAGCAAGCCCCCCCCTGCCGATATAGTTTGATATATCCGTTTCGTAACTCGCAGGAGGAAAAATATACTCTACTCCAGCTGTGTCATAATATTTGATGCTGTCAATCGTCTGAAGGGGAGGAAATGAAATCTTAAACGGTGAATCGGGAAAATCATCCAGCCAGTAATCCCATACCTGCGTTATATAGGCGCGATACTGATATGTCTCGCAATATTCCCGTGCAGCCGTAATAAACCCCGACAGGACTGCATCTTCCATGCTCGTGGGGATATTGCGTACTACCACAACGCCGAAGTCACAAATATTGCCCGCTACTGTCGCTATGGCTCGGATATATTTCTTCGTCCCTGAGTATGCGAGTTCGTATACCGCCTCATCATTTGCTGTCGTCACCTGTGCGAATGCGCCACCCACAACGTCCGTATAATCAAGAGCCACGTCGGTATCGGATTCCTGCAGCTTTACGTCGACTATGCCCCCGGCTCCGAACGTACCGGCCGTGAGGATTACCAACGTATCATATCCTAATACCTCTACGCCGATTCCTTCTAGGGTATAGAGGGGTGCTATTGCATGATCTCCCGAAAGAATAGATTGTACTTCCGAGAGGTTATCCGTCATGCTGCCAGAATCAATTCTGAGATGTTGCTTGATCTCAAGTAATGATACCGGCTCGATTGCCGGGGGTGTGATTAATATAAGGCCCATAGTTTAATCCTCACCGACAGAGGGTCGCATTTTCTTCTTGGTCCCCGGCTTCGGCCTGACTGCTCTTTCCGAAGGTTCTATCTTGGCTGTCTCGACAGGCCTATCGATAAATCCGTATTTCCGTAACTGGTTTGCACGGGTTCTATCGAGATCAATAATATCGCCCGGGTTTTTCATCACTCCGCCTTGTTTAAATGGCTTCCTGACTATATATTTCACGATTCTCTTCCTTAAACATGAGGGGGCTTCGTGCCCCCTCTTAGATTGCCAAACAACTTACAGGACTACAAGACAGAGTTAGGCAGTATCAGCAGCTGCCACATATTGAGTCGGTGTATATCGATTGTTGCCTCGAAGGACTACCCCTCCGGTCTGCATGGCCCCACTATTGGTGACAATAAATCCGATGTGGGTAAAAGCAGCGACTGCGCCGACTGCTTTCGTCATCATGGTGTGGTCAACTTCGAGATATCCGATTGCTCGGATTGTCGCCGGGGTGATCGTCGCTGCGGGAAGAGTAATCGTGATGTTCATCTCGCCGAGTTCGGTTGCAACAAGCGTTACGACGCCCCCGCCACTATCTACAGCTGTGACTCCGGGAACTCCCCCCGTTGCATGATTAATGCAGAGTACCAGGCTTGCAGCATCGGCTGCATCGGCGCCTGCCTGGCTGAATATCCGATTGGGGACATCGGCAACAGCAGCAGCCGTATAGGTTAATCCGTTAATCACGACTATATCAGCCACCAATACAGTAACAAGCGTTAGTGTCGCTTCTGATACACCTAGATTCGCTGTGATCGTATCCGTAATTGCCGCTAATGCCTGGGCGAGTGTTCCTGCATCGTCCTGGGCTTCCCATGCTGCCGCTATACTTGTAGCCGCGGCAGCCATCGCACCGATTTCCCAAACAAAAAGCGCCTTGCGGTATTTCTTCATGTTATAGTATATCGCCGTCGAGGCACCGTTAAGGCTCTGCGAGACGAGCTCGGTATCAACTTTTAGCCTCTCGCTTAAAAGGTTCATATTATTTCTCCTTGATTTGAATTAGGAGAGGGATATAAAATCCCTCTCGGGTTTGTTACAGTAATACCACGAACGGGCTAACCGTTGACGCGCCATCTTCGAGAAGAAGGGGCGTAGTCATCCAGGGCTGGCCGTCCACATTCCACCATGCCTTGATGATAGTCTTGTTGTTTTTGAAATAATATCCGTCAGACATATCAACAGCAATCCCCGACCCATCTTTGATGAGATAATAATCGAGATCAACAAGAATCAGATCGCCCTGTGCTCCGAGCACGGGACTCCGGGCATTCAGTATGAGCGGAAACCCCATCAATGACCCGGGGGCACCGTCCCTGGCATTCGGTTGCCAAATGATATGGTTACCCACATCGGCCAATGCCATGAGTTGAGGAAGTATTGATTGTGATCCTATCCATACGGGCTGTCCACCAAACATGAAGCTTGCAAACATGTTCACGATATCAGCATAAGCAATCAAACCAGCACCCGCCCTTGCGATATTAATCGTTGAGCCATGTCCAATAACTCCGGCGGGCTGTCCAACACCCGTGCCCCTAAGAAATGCAACGTCTTCAGCGGCAATGATCGCTTTTCGAAGCAATGAAGAAATCAAAGCTCCGGCTGCGGCTGAGTTGCGAAGCAGTTTGTCCGTTACAACCACATGGGCCGCAACTTCCTGGGGCTCAAGCTTGACCTCGAGTAATGAGGGTTCGGTTTCCGGCTTGAGGCCGGCTTCTGCAATCCAGTTCACGGTCACGCCGGAATAAACGCCCTTTACGCCCGACTGATCGAGTGCAGGCATTGTAATCGCTGAGTCAGGAGGGCTTCCGGCCGGAATAACCTGTGCACGGGGTCGAAAAATTGCAGCTTGCGGATCGATCTTGAGCAAGATCTGTGAAAACTGCTCGGGAACAATGAATCCACCGGCTGCGCCCACGCCCATCGACATCACACGATGCTCACTATCGCGGATATTCTCGCGATACTGTAACGCCGGATGTGCATGATTCCATCGAGCGGCCTGGAGAAAATCACCGAAGCCGCGGAAGCCTTCGGGTGCTGGATCGCTCTGCGGTTCCTGCGCTGCCTGCGCTGCCTGATCCGGAGTGCTCTGCACTCTCTGGTTCTGGATATCCTGTGCCTCTTTGATCTTTCGATCATAGCCATCAACGCGTTTCTGCATATCCTCGACTTCTGCCAGCTCGGTCTCGGTATAGTCACGTTCCTCGGCCACGATCCCGTCGAGTAATTCTTGGCGCTTTCCCAAAAGTTCATCTTTTTCACGCATAAGTTTTAAAATGTCAATCATTAGTTTGTCCTTTCTTTATTTGATCTTTGTGCAGGCCCGAAAACTTCTCAATAGCATCTTTACGAATCTTTAGCACCGCCGTGCTTGCCTCATTAGGCGCCCCTAATTCTGGCTTGTTCCGTAGTGCCAATTCTTTACATCGAGCTTGTACGGTTGTATCCTCATATGCCGGATAACTTACCGGCGAATAATCGTATAACGTCCAGAACTCAAGAATCTCGCGGACATCAAACTTCTCGTCGTCAAACTTCTCTTCGATCCAGTTCTCGCCCTCTTTCTTCACATCGAAGCAGAAGGACATCTTATCGATGACACCATTTTTAATAGCCTCGTGCCCCTGGCGACCCCACACGGTTTTAGAGACATCGGCCCGGATGAATACGCCCTTCTCGTCCTCGGTGGCCTCTAGTGTCCCGTTCTTCTTCGCTGCCATCGGCTGTCCGCTCTCGTGATCCCACAAAACAAGTTCATCGGATCGTTTCAATGCAGGACCCGCAGCACCCTTGCGGATAATCTCCTTAGACCCCCAAAGGTCTGCATATGTCTCGTATACAATCGGATAGCCCTCAATGATGAGTTTGCTATCCTCTTCAAGTGCCCTAATCTCGGTAATCGGGAAATACCGTCTTTCCGGTTCCATTGTTTATCTCCTAAAATGATTTAACCCGTCACGGCCATGATGCCGCATTCGCATCCGTCGTGATATGGGGGGTGAAAATGATTACTTGTTATATTAAGGGGCCCGGCGGCTCCGTCTGGTTGAAATGGCCCCGCACTCAAGAAAGGTTGCTCTATTCCGACAACCTTACCACTAAGCTCTTCGCAAAATGGGCAGGGCTTGCCTCCGGACATAGATATTAACTGTGTGATTCCCGCGAGTGCGAATACAGAGCGTGTAAAGGCGTTCTCAGCCCGTATCGATTCTCTCTCGGCTATCTTGCTGGGTCTCTTCTCTTCCCACCCGGTCAATCGTTCCTCAAGCGCCTCGGTAACGTCAAGGTGCTGCTCTTCGGCATCTTTGATTACTGCCCGGAGCTGTCCCTGCGATCCGTCAACGTGTCGCTTGACAAATGATTCTCGATAGTCAGCCGTGAATCGATTATATTGTACACTGACATCGACCTCGCTCCCGATCTCCTGCAGGGCAATGGGTTGAATAGCATCAGCATAAGATGTCAGGAGGGGTGCCGACGCTATATCAACCCGCTCCGAAAAGGTAGGATAAAACCGATCCATCCAAACCTGTAACTCCGTTGCACCCTTCTCGCCGAGCATTTCCTTGATCGCTTTGCGAATCGCCTTGACTTCGGCGGTAATAATCTTCTTGCCATAAGCCTCAAACTTCGTTTTATAGGCAATCGTAATCTTACGCCGTAGGGCCGCCGTTCTCTTCTGTACAAGTTGCCTTGCGCGTCGTTCCATTTCAAACTCGCGCTTGATTTCAAGCCCCGCCCGTATCCGTTCTGCTTGCATTTCCTCTTCGGGCGTCGGGAGCTCTTCAGTAACAGCCCGCTCTTTGTTAATCATGTTCAATGGCAACATATATATCTTACCGAGTCCATTCGGTTGCGGGTTCATATCCTCAAGGGCGAGCACCATGTCCGCATTGAATACGCCACGGTCAAGCATCGCATTATAGAAGGCTGTCCGGGCCGCAATATCCCCACGGAGAAGACCCTTCAAGTCAAACTTTATGAAATGCGTTTTGCGTTCGGTCTCATCGAGCAGGCTGACGTTCATGGCCGCTTCAATCTGTGTCGTAATCGGCAAGAGCGAATATATAACGAGCTCAATGCCCTGGTGCTCGATATTGCTGAATGTCGCCCGGCTCAATTCTCGCAAGATATGCGGAGGAAGGTTCGTCCACCTGGCAACCTCGACAACTGCAAATTGTCTTGATTCGAGTGCCTGTGCCTTGACTGCATCTATAACAGTCGGAGTAAACTTAGCCCCACCCGTTAGAAAAATAGCCTTCCAGCTCTCGCCAAGTGCCCCATACTTATCATTAAAATCAGCCTGGAGGCCCCTTTTGACTTCTTCATCCATCTTGCCCGCAATCTCGACAAATCCGCCCGCCTTCGTTCCTTGGCCGAAAAAGTTTGCGACAAACTCATCTTGAGCCTTGGCAATCCCAAGCGATTCCCGGGCGTAATGTATAATCCCCTTGCCCGTAATTCCCTCCATGCTTATATGTGGAATATGAAGTATGTTTTCGCCTGCGATATATATCTCTTGTCCACTGGCAGTATGAGTGATATATCGATCCTGGCGATCCTTGTCAATCCATGTCCTGTCGGGTAAGAGCGGGAATAATGTCTGTTGCTGATAATTCTTTTTATCAATAAATGTATACCAGTTACCCCATAGATATTTATGCATGATCGATGTATAGATCCACTGCCACGCCGTTAATCGGCTGTCGTTCGGTTTGTTATGCAGCCTATCATAAAGCGGATGATTGACCGCGGCTTCGCGCCCCCCGTTCGGCAATCTCCGATAAATCGCCCGGGGCAAACTCGCCAATGTCCCTGCAAGGAAGTTCAGTGCCGCGAATAAACCTGAAATAGTGAGTGCCGATGTTTCAGAAATATCCGCTCCCGCCTTCGTCTTTATATTTAAAGTATTATACCAAATCTCGTCCCAGCTCGTTGCGCTACGCTTAGTAAGTATCCGCATCGCCGCCTTGATCCTCTCCCCTATTTTCATACCGCCCAAACCTCCACTTTTGTCGTCGGCTCGGTATGGACCACAGCCCTATGGAGCGCCATGATAGAGGCAACCACACCGTCAATTCGCTTGCCCGTCCTGTCTCGTTGGGGTTTCATCGGCATAATGTTGCCCTGCCGATCACTTTTGACTTCGGTACAGGAAATCATCCAAATCATAATCGGGTTATTGTTATGGGCTATTTCCTTTGCAAGCATCTTTTTTTCAAATGTATCCGTAGGGAGTGCCATTCCTGAATAGCGCTGAAAGATTGGAACCATCTCGAATCCCCCCTCTTGCAGATGGTTTACTATTTCCTGCGCCTTCCACGGATCATATGCGATCTCTTGAATCTCGTATTTTTCAGCATCAATCAAAATCTGTTGCTCGATAAAATCATAATCGATGACGTTCCCTGGAGTAGCCATGATAAGATTGTGCTCAATCCAATAAGCATAAGGAACTTTATCTGTGCGCTCTCGATCGATAATATTGTCCCCGGGTATAAAAAACCGATATACGAATTGGTAGGCTTCGCCCTTTTCCTCGGGCGGAAAGGCATACACGACCGCGGTAATATCTTGCGATGCCGATAAATCAACACCGACATAACATTTTCGACCGACGAGGGCCTTTTCGGATACCACCGCACCACATGCCCGCCACGTATCATCTTTTATCCACCGCGTTTCAGACTGTGTCCAGATATTGAGATTTTTAGTAATGATTTTATTTTGTTTCGCCGGGGATTGTAAGGCTTCCTGTATCCTTTTTTCCAAATATTCCCATCGTACAGAAACGCCGAGGTTAGGATTCGCCTTAATCCATACATCGGGATTCGCCCAATCATCCTCCTCGTCGAGTGTATAAATTAGGCAAAAATAAGTTTCCAGGATCGGCTCAATCGATCTTTCAAGGATCTGTATCGCCATGCTCCGCTCTTCCTGATAACAGGCAGAGTTTTTATCAAACCCGGCAGTAGTGATGATATAAACAAGCGGTTGTTCCCGGGCCCCGAGTGCCGACTCCATTACCTCGAGCATCGAATTGTCTCGGTGGGCGTGATATTCATCGATAAGTACAAAATGCGGATTTAATGCATCTTCAGTATGAGAATCTTTTCCGAGGGGTTTCATCTGTGCTGCCGTCCCCGGCACTACAATCGTTGATCCCTGTTTATATGTTTTGATTAATCCCTGCAGGTATGGCTGTTTGTGAATCTGTCGTTCGGCTTCCTCCCATGCAATCTTGGCCTGATCCTTTTTAGTCGCTACGCAATATACTTCCGGGCCCATTTCTCGGGGACTGTCCATAAGAAAACAGTAGTTTGCAGTAGCCGCACCATCTGTTGTTTTACCGTTCTTCCGGCCAACTTCAATATAGGCTTTCGTAAATCGCCGATATCCTCCGGGTCGGCGCCATCCAAAAAGCACCCAATCCTTAAACTGCTGCCACGGTTCGAGCCGAATCCGCGTATCATGCAGGCGAGGATTCGCCCAATCTCCTTTTGTATGTCTAAGTTGCTGCTTAAAATCAATAATCCTCATTGCCTGGGCTTCATCGAAATAATACGGAAACTCTGGATCATTCGATTCTGCCCGTTCCAAGTCGCGGACATGTCGCTCAACTGTCAGGTGGGTATATTTGCCAACCACTTGGCGGCCAGACAAAACATCCTCAATATATTGGTATGCTGTATATGTACTCATGGCCACCACCAAAATAATTGAGGAAAAAAAGAGAAGGGGCGCCCTATATTTCATTATGTAATCGCTCCATAGTGTTGGTTTCTTCCTCGGGAGAATTGGGTATACTGATTCTGCCCCTCGATGCAGGCGTCATTCCGAACTCAATCAAATACGCCTTGAGAGTATTGAAGGCTTTTGTCATAGCCGTATATTCTGGCATCGTCTGTGAATTGCGTTCTTTCATATATTCTGCAAGCGTTCGATCTCGTTGCTTGCCAGTCTCGGGGTCTTTTGGTCGAAATACCGCCTCGTGGGCCGCCCGATATTGTCCGTATGCCTCACAACATGCTTCAAGGGCAGGCATATCCAAAATTGTCAACATGCTCTGTGCGATTAATTCGTCTGCAAGATCCTTCCACAACTCTTTTGCATATTTAGTCAAATAGGCCGGAGGCTTCGGGACGCTCGCCACCTTCTCGGGTTGGGGTTCATTCTCCGGGATCCGATCTTCACGGTAAGTACCCTGAACAACCTTTAATTGCGTTGGCTTTGTTGGCCGTCCCATGATGCCAACCCCCTTATGTAGTTATGACAAGAGATAATGAAAGC